TAATGTTCATCACCTTTTTTTATCCAGTATTCATTCATCAATACTTTTTTAGATGTTTCTGGAGATATTCCGTCTGCTGTACTGAAAGATGATTCGTGCCAATCGGCATTTTGATAATAATAATCTACCACAGCCTGTGCTGTGTGAGACCTAATTGCCGAATCGAAATATAATATATGGTCTTTTACTAGTTGCATTAAATAGCACCAGATGTAAACCTCTTCCACTCTATTGCATTTTTAATTGTGAATGTTCTATTTGAAATTTGTCTAATAGTTCTATCTAAAAAATCTACAGTAGTTGAAAGATAATCTACCTTTTGTTTTGCTTTAACATAGGCTTCGTCTGATTGAATATATTGGTCTACGTCTTGTCTTAACAATTTGTAATTAAATGGTCTTTGTGCATACACAGAGGCGTCAGCCTTACCTGTATAATATTCCCAAAGCACCCTTTTAGTATTCATTAGTTCGCCCTCGGCACGACTTAACATTAACTTAAATTTAGTTAAGTGTTTCATAAACTCGTTATGTAATTGAGGTGTTTTGATACTCTCTAGGTCTAGTTCAGTATCATTGATTTTTAACCGTTTATCGGCTAGTTCTTGTAGTTGTTCTAAATCCATAATATCTCCATAATTTAAGTAGTATTATAACACAAAAAACTTTAAAAGTAAAGTCTCTATGTGACAGTAACACTAGTTTTTGACGCACCAACTGTAGCAAATTCGTATCTTTTGTATTCAAAATCTACTGTTGCTGTCAAGTATTCTACGTCTGTTGCCTGTTGGTTATAATCAAGTCCACTCAATGTTGTAGGGAACACGTCTGAGAACCTTACTTCAACGTTACCATTGTTTTTAGATGTCAATATGTTCAATGTTGCGTCTGAAAATATAGCACCTTGGTCACTTGCACCGTACTTAACTTTGCCTGGATCCGTTCTCTGGTTGGCGCCAGAAGACGTAGGAAAGCGGTCGGCGCCACTTCCTAATATACGTTGATACTCTGAATGGTCTTCGGGAAATGCTAGTCCTGTCAACCAACCATGTATCTCTCTATAGTTCTCTAAATTCTCATCAACCATAAAAGTTACTCTTAATGTTTGGTAGTCTAATTTCTCTCCAGGTTGTGGAATATCAGAAAGTGGTGTCTGTTGAATTCTTGTTGATAACGATATACCAGGCAGATTTGCAGCCGTGCAAAAGTATTCTACCTTTGGTAGTTTTGTTATTTGAAACCTAAACTGTGTTGGACTACTATAGTCTAACTTTGTAGGTTGTCTTGATAATGCTGTTTCCATACTACTATTTATCCATTAGAATATAGCAGTGTGTCCTGGTTTCATAAAAAGAGCGATAAAAACCAAAGCTGCTATCAATAGTGCCGTGAACCAATAACTGTTAGGATCCATGGTAATCTCCTTTGTTTTAGGCTAAAAAAAAGGGCGACATAAAGCCGCCCTCTTTCATTATTTCTGTTAAGAACAGATATTACATTAAGTTTGCGATTTGCACTCTTTGGTAGTATCTGTTTGAGTTAGCAGAACCAGCGTCATTAACCGGAGTAGCTGCACCAGACTGAGCGCCTGTTTCAGCAAATGGGTTCGCAACAAGACCATATCTTGTTTTAAATCCAATTTTCGGTTGGAACGTGTCCTGACCAACTGCTCTAACCATTTGTAGAGGTACATATGGACAATAGAACATACCAGCGTCATAAGGTGAAGTACCTTTGTAACCAACAACATAGTATTGGCTAGCGCTTGAGTTTGCACTGTATGGGTCAATGTATACCTTGAATCTACCGTTAAGAACACCAGCAAAAGTATTACCAGTATCGTCAACGTTTAGGTTATTGTTTAATGCAGGTGTGTAGTCTAAAACACCAGCCATTTGAAGTGCTGAAGCAACATCAGAAGAACAGATAATCATATTACCTTTTCCTCTTCTTGTTCTTTGAGCGATTCTGTTTGCGTCTCTTTCCAATTGGAACATAAGACCTTTGAATCTTTCAACTGACCATCTACCGTTTGAGTCTGTATCTAAATCAAAGATACCAGCAGTAGTTGTGTTTGTAGCTGCACCTTTTTCAGCGTTGATATAGATAGTTCTTACAACTTCTCTGTTAATCTCTGCTAAAATTTCAGCAGATAAGATGTTTGCAAGTTCTGTCTCAGCGTCTAAACCATGGATTGCTTTAAGGTCTTGAGCAAGTTCCATTGTGTACTCGGCTTTAAGAGCTCTTGATTTAGCAGTTACAGTTGACTTCTCAATTGAGAATGCCATTTCAGCAAATGCGTTACCAGAGTCATCACCTAATGCTTCAGCCGCAGCTGTAGTCATAGCAGTACCTTTTGTGTAGGCACCAGCAGATGGTGAGTCGTTTAGTACAGATGGATTTGTTCCGCCTTGTGCTGTTGTAGAATAACCATCTACAGCAGAACCAGCAGCATTTCTACCTGAGAAATCTGTATCAGCTTCGTCAAACATAGCTTCGCCACCAGTTTGTGAAGTGTATCTACTTCTCATTGCAAAAATAAGACCAGTTGGACCAGTCATTGGTTGTACGCCAGCGATATCGTATGCGATAAGGTTAGGCATTGCTCTTCTAACTAATGAAATTAGGATTGGATCCCAATTTGCAACAGATGAACCTGTTGAGTTAGTAGGAGCTGCTTCATTTAAGAAAGCGTTGTCTTCTTTAGAAGCTCTTTCTTGGTTTTCCAAGATAACAGATGTTACGGCACGTCTGTAAGAATCACCGATTTTTGGTAAATCAGGATGCTCTAGGACTGGCTGCCATTTCTTTTCATGTGTTTCGGATAAGTACATGTTTGTTTTCTCCCTATATGTTACTTAATAGATATTTTCATATCTTTTGTTTTGCTTATAGCGGCGGTGTAAGCAGCCATGCTAGAAGATAAGTCATCACTGTTAAGTGTTGACTCTCCAGCCGCCACATCATCTAAATCTTCGCTAACTGTACTTTTTCCAAAGTAAGACTGTTTAACTGTCTCAACTTTTTTCTTAAAGTCTTCGTTAGACGAATACTCAATCTCTTCAACAAGTTTAGTAAACTTCTCTTTTGAAGTATCTGCTAAATCAGCAGACGCTTCAGCTACAATTTCTTTTCTTTGTAGGTCTTTAGCACCTTGATTTAACTCAACGTTCTTAGAAATTTGCTCATCTAGTTTCTTTTGTAAGTCATCTACTTTAGCAGCTTGCGCTTCTAAAACATCATACTTTTCATCAGGAACATCAATGTAGTGGTCTTCAAATAACTTTTTAAGTCCACCAATAAAGTCTTCAGCGATTTCACCCTTGATTCCTCTTTCTAAAGCAATCTCATTTTCTTTCATCCATTGTTCTACAACGTATGATAGGTATGAGTCTACTTTTTCAACCAATTCGTCTTTTGCTGTTGACATTTCTTGTTCAAATTTATTATTATAGTCTGCTTCAATCTCTTCTGCAATCTCTTTAACTTTAGATTTAATTGCTGTTTCAAAAATCGTAGCAGCCTTATCTTTAAACTCTTCTGATAAGTCAGTTTCACCGGCGATTAAAGCGTCAACGTGTTCTTTTACGTCAACATCTTTATCTTCCTTTTTAGACTTGTAAGATTCTTCTTTGTCGTCAGATTTTTTATCATCTTTCTTGTCCAGATATTTCTTTAGTCCTGCTGGCATTTCGCCTTCTGAAATTTCTTTATCTTCTGAGTTTTCTGTTTCTGTTGATTCCATAGCTTTAGATGGATGTTTGTCATCTAACTTCGGCATAGGATCAGGAGCACCCTCAGATTTTTGAGGTGCTTGACCAGAAACTTCCTTTACTTTCTTAGTTGCGTCCGGATTGCTGTCCGTGGGTTTAACCACAGCTGCGCCTAAATCTTCTGCCTCGTTTGACAAGTGATTCGGTTCAGCCGCAACAGCATTCTTTTTCGGAGCGTCGGCCATAGAATTTTCTTCTATTGCTACTGCTTCTAACGCCTCTAAATTTTTTTCTGTATCGGCCATTAAGAAATCTC